TTCTGTGCGGACTGAATACCACCGTTCAAGAGGTTGAAGTCCTGTCCTACCATTGTACTCATAGTCTGAATGGCTGTGCGTGCTGCCTCACCCTGTGCCGTAATAGCATTCATAATTAACTCGCGACCACTGTCATTGTTCAGTTGGTTGCTGATAAATCCTGCGCCACCTGCGCCACCGAAGCCGCCGAAGCCACCGAAGCCACCGTTGTTCCATCCGAACAGGGAAGCAATGATAGCAACACCAAGAAGGTCGTAGATGCCGTTCATGCCGTAACCACCATTACCAAAAAGACCACCACCGAAGCCACCGATGGGAATTGAGAAAGGAATGTTGCCAAATCCTCCGTTGTTGTTACCCTGATTGTCAGGGAGCTGATAGATTTCTGCCATAATAAAATCCTTTTTAAATTGTTATTACTCTGTTTACTTACGACAAGATGCGCATCATTTGTCGTTGCAAAGATATAATCTAAAAAGGATTAAACAATATTGAACTTTTTCAAGTCCGCATCAAAATAAAAAAGCCCAATAAACAAAGGCGTTTACGGGCAATATTTTTCTTTTATTGTGGATTTTTACGAATTATTGTTTGCTAACGTCTTGATTATCAAATACTTTGCAAATATTTATTTCCGATAATTCGTAATTTATGGGGTCTTTCATATCATCAATGTCAATGTTCGTTCCATAAGAATAATTAATCAAATTGTAAAATCAAACTACCATTTCCAGTTATATATATGCCGTCACCACCATTCATAAATGTAGTTTCACCATCTTCATTTGTAATACCAACACTTTCTATTACTGAAATGTTCTTTAATGCAAGGTCGTTTGGAACTGTAATTGTACCGCTATAATTTGCTTTTGTACTAATATACAACGCATCCTTGCCACCGATTACGCCACGATACACAAGCAAGTTGGTGTCGTCTGTTATAGCACTATGGAAGAAAGTGTAACAACCACTCCATTGCATAAATAGATTTGCAATGTTTGACAAACTAACCACTTGTACGTGGTAACATTTATTAGAACTCCTTGTAAAGATGTTTTGTTCGGAACCAACTTTTGTATGCTTCCCTAATCCAAAAGGCATAAGATATGCCGATTGATAAGCACCTGTTTTCTTTTCAATGTAACGATTGAAGTTTGGATAGTTACCTTTTGTAAATGAACCAGTAGGATTGTTTGTATTATCCCTCCAATCGTAGTATGCTCCGTTAGGTGTCATATAATATTCTTCTGATGAGAACATTGATTGCATTCCGTAATACTTGTTTATTCCTACACTAATTCCACTTACAAATTGCAATGCGCAGCCCACTTCTATTGTGTTTTTTAAAACTCGATACGTCAGTTTTTCTGTAGCAATAGGTGTGTTTAATGACGTATCACCCTCTGACGGTGGAAACGCTGGATTAAATAAAGTGTTCTGTACTTTTATAATAATGTCTTTTCCATACCCCTTTCCTGATTCGGCAAGGATGTTGTCTATATATATTGACACGTTGTCGGTGTGAGCTGTTTTATATATAGTATGCTGCGACCCGTTTTCATCTGGATAATGGTGATTTCCTCCAATCCAATATCCACTTGTCAGTTGTATAGGGCCAATGTTGTCAGAACTTGTTTCGTTAATATAAGTAATATCAGTTCCTGCGCTAATTCCGTTTGTTGACGGCAATTTTCTTGTTACGTTTCTATATCCAACTTTGTAGAAAGTATATAGTTCATTAGCCATACATTTTTTGAACCAGTATGTATATTCGATGCCGTTTCCGTCATTATAAGCGCAATAAAAATTATTCCCGACAATTTCCCACGCCATTATGGTTCGCGTATCATTTCCAACAGAGGCTGCTTGAAGTTCTTCTACGTCTTGTTGTAACTCGATTACTTCTTCTTTTACTTCTGACGGGTTGTTTTCTTCAAGTCCATGCTGCGATGATTTAAACTCAACAATCCCAATATAAGTTGCTCTGCTTGGAACCGTCTCAATGTTGATCTCTTGCGCCGATGTAACAGTTGCGCCTAACTTTACAAGAGTGGAAGAAGACAAAGAAGAAGAACTATAAAATCCATAAGCCTTTGCAGTTCCAGTGTGCAATTTATTTGTGATTCTTACCGTTTTTCCACTTGTAACTGGATATATGTCTGTGTAGAAATAGTTGCCGCTTGCGATATTACCACTATTATTTATATATCCCGCGACTCTCGATTCTTTTTCTATGCTTTGGTAATTATCAATTTGAAGGTCGACTTGAGCTGCTTTTGTGTTAACAATTGCCATTAAATCGTTTTCCACACCATTGTATTCAAGTCTTGCAGTTGGAGTTTTTGAAGACGATTTTTCAAGAATTAGATAATTTGCACCTGCAGGGACTTTTAACGTCGCATTGTAATCCAAATTACTTGTGTATCCTTTTCCTGAAAAAGCGGAAATCATGTTATTCGTCCATAATGTCGGGTCGTTGTTGTATTCTGTTTGCGATTGTGGAAATGTTTCATAATCTCGGCAAAACACATATCTATAACCAGTGGAATGTGATGTGCCATAGACTATAATATCGTCTCCTTGAAATTGTGATACATTAAAAATATAACAACCATATCCAGAGGCAATATTTGAAAAATAACCAATATTAGTACCACTAACGTTTCCATTATAAATGTGTTTACCCGTTATTTTTTCAATTGCTTCAAGATTTATAACACCACCAGCCAATTTTATTATTTGTGCGGAAGCGGTTTCAAATTCATCATAATGAACGTATTCAGACAAATCGATGGTACCTCCGTTCCACTCCGTCCCCGAATTGCTCCATGTGCCATTTGTTGCGCATTTCCAAATATACGCAGATGGTGGACTAACCGAAGTGTCTTGCACGACAGCCCAATCGCCGACAACGGGGGACGGATACTTGTTCGTCAATGCAGCCGATGACGAGAAGAAGCCCTTCGAGCGCGTGACGGAAAGCTCCAGCTGCTCAATGGCGGTCTTGATGGCGAGGAAGTTGGTGTTTGCCTTATTCGCTACATCAAGAAATTTCCCTGCTACTGGAATTGTATTTAGATTCTGCATAACTAGTATTTATTGTTTTCAATTTAACCGTAACTTTAGAGTATCCCCGTCCAAGTAGACTTAGCCTATTGCCGCGTTATCTCTTCTTGGCGGTATGTTGTTGATTGCGTTCATATTGTATTGTTTTTATTCGTTGTGTATAATTTTCCCGTCGTCGCCAGTCCGATACCAATCAGCAAAGCGCAGGATGCCGTTTCCGTCTATGTAAGGGGCGTTCCCCACGGAAACGCCAAATTGGTTTTCGAATCGCCATGTTCCTTTTGCTTCATCAATATCTCTATCCATGCCACCCACAGACACATTAGCCCAACCTTGGTACGAGCTTGACGAAACTCGCTTGTATACGGAAACTTGTATTTCACCGCCACCAGACTGCGCGTAGATTGCCGTGCAGTTTGTTGGGACGGTATAAACCATGTCTGTAACACGATAGGTCGTTTCGCTCACTATTACTATCGACGTGTTTACGGCGTTTTCCGTACCACCATAAATGGCGTAGTTCTTATTGCCATTTGTTCGGCCAGCAGAAATCTTCAACACGTCTCCATCTTGAACTGTGGCAATTTTTCTTGGCTGCGCATCATTTACTGCTCCGTTGGTTACAACGTTCCAAGACGAGCTGAGCGACAAACATTGGAAGACGTGCATCCTACGATTAGGTACTATTACCTGATTCCACCTTATAGGCGTTTCGCTATAATAATCTCCAACCGCAACAACGCTCATCACGTATATATTTCTGACATACAAGTTAGCATTGGAAGTATTGACGATTCTGGCCAAAGCACCATAATATTTATCGTCGGTTGGCAATGAAATAACCAAGTCTTTAGCTATTTCTTCCGCTATCTGTATGTTGAATCCAGCAGCAACCAGATTGACATTATATTGAGTGTAACCGCCATCAGAAAGAAGCTCGCCGTAAATCTGATAGTTGTCGCGCGTGATTCGTGTGAACGGCGCATACATGTTCCCGCTGATGGTTGCGTTCTGGCAGCTCATGTTCCCCTGTTCGTCAATGCGGAAATTTCCATTCGGCGTGAGGATGTTCTTGAAGATGCCACTCGTGGCAATGATAAATCCACGCGCAATGATGTCGTTGAGTATGGCACGGCCACCGTGCGTAACAATGAACTTTGCCATATTTGCGAGTTGCTGCGCAGTTGGCTGGAATGTAGGGTCATTCGCATAGGCAGCGATAGTGGCGATTGCTTGTGTCATTGAGCCACCACCCCAAATAAACGGACTATCATCATTTGCAAAATTTCCATTCATGCCGCCAGTCTCTTGCGTCATGACGTGGTCTGCATAGTTTCCCACGCGAATCTGCTGCGTGAGCACAAGACCGCCGAGGATGGAGGTGTCGGCCTGCTCGATAGCAGCCATGAGGTAGGCGAAGTTCTTGTAGTAGGACAAATACTTGTTATTGTCCTCTGGCGATGGTGTCCAGTCGTTGATGGTCACACTGCCTTGTATGAGTTGAATTTCCGAGATTGTGGCCAAACCCGATATGGTGAGGGTAGCACTTGTAGAGAGGGCAACAAACTTGACGGAACAGCGTCTCCCGTTTGTCAGCGTGAGAGTTCCACTCCAGCCGCCAATAGACACGTTAAGCGTACCCGTTGATAATGCGAGAAGCGAGAGGGTATAAGGTTGGGATAATATGATACCACGTTCAATGTTCTGCGTAAGCGTGCCACTCGACATCTGACACGCTACGCCCGTTGCACTGACGACGGATGTGACGATTGAGCAACCCGTGTGAACATCCCAACGCCCCCAAGGGTCAGAGAATATTTGGGTGTCAGCGTTGACCGTCGTGTTATCATTAACGCTATCGCTCTGATAAAGCCCCGTGAAGCATCCGTTGACAACAAGGTTCTCGTTACCAGTAGAGAGATTGCTTATGGAGGTATTTGCATTGTTAGCGGCAGTTTGAGCGGCATCTGCGGTATCTTGTGCTGCATCGGCATCGGCTTGCGCGCCGTTGGCAACAACACTTATATTGTTAATAATCGTATTAAGATTATTACCGTCAAGTGTACTTTCGCTTGTCATTTTAACCGCGCCCTTGATTTCCACGCCGCCGCTTGGAGTATATTTCATGTACGTGGATTTGTCCTTTGCTCCAACATAGCTTTCACCATACGTATTTGTGTGAAACGTGCCAGTTGTTGGGTCATACCCATCATCTTTTACAACGACGTTGGTTAGGTTGTAGCTATTTATACCTTGGTAGTACTTAACGGATGGTGCGTCACTTGCTACGGCGGAAAGGATAATAGCCGATTGACGCTCTGGGTGGTCGTTGTTACGATAACCTAATTGGATTACCTCATCGCCTGCTTGTGGAACACCACTACCCGTATCGGCATCGTTCTTTGACAAATCCACGTAGTTATCGCCAACACCAGTAACAAGTCGCCAATAATACTTTGTTGTAAGCATTCCGCTTGAATTTTGTGCAAGCCTAAACTGCTGACAACGTGCTTGGTCGCCTACAACAAATTCCTGATACACTTGCTTTGTTCCATCGCTTGTATCGAAATAGCAACGGTAGGCATCATCAAGTTCCTCAACGGCCGACACTTTCATCGCTCCTGCCGTCAATCCCATTTCGCCACCAACGTGCTTTAGTTCGAGAATGGAAATCGTTCTAAACGATGCCGCCTTTCTTATCGTCAAGAAATCAAATTCTGCGTTAGAATTTCCATTTTGGTCTATGTTGATTGCACCACCACTACCAAGCGCACCCGTGTTGTACTTTCCAAATTCCGCTCCTTTTTCAAACGTTATCTTTCCGCGCGCTGTATCATCGCTTACCTTTGATAGTTTTTTTGCTATTTCGTTCCAAACGTTACGCGAATAACCCTCGCGCATTATTGATAATAGCGAGGATAGCTTTTCAACATCATCGGCAACTTGTCCTATTTGATTAAGCACTACTTCTATGTTGTCGGTTAGCGTTATGTCATATTGCGGCAAAACGCCTTGCTCGTATTTGATTGTAAGTTGCTTTACGTACAGTTCAAGCGGTTGTGCTATGTCTCCAAAAGCAAAATGCACAATCGCATTTGGCTTAATCTGTGAAAGGATAGCCGTATGTGTTGCCAAGAAATACTCGTCAAACTTTAATGGATAATCGTAATAATGCACGTTGTTTTCAAGCATATACGATTTCGTTTCAGCGTCAAGCGTTTCTTCGGCATTCGTAATATATTCAACGGGTAAGGAAATCCCCAACACCACGAACTTGTCACCTTGATACGGCTTTTGGTACACGTTAGGCATTATTGTTCCAAAGGTTTTGTTGTCCTTTTGCACAATAAGGCTTATTGCCGTTTGGCTACTATCTGGGTATCGTTCTCCATTTCTTACGTGTCCGTCGCCACTTGTGGTATGAATAACGGGGTCAAACGTTCCATCATCCTTGTAGAAATTACGCTTATAGTCTTCCCAATCCACTTGCACATTGAACGTACACCCCATGCAAGCACCAGAACGCATATTGATAGACATTTCCTCGGTTATCGAAGCACAAGCATATATATCAAACGGCAAGATAGGCAAATCCAGTCTAAAGAAACTTTGCACGTAGTTACCCTCATCATCCATCGTGTCATCCCACGCATCTGCTGGTGTTAGGTCGGAATTTAACGGAACGGCATCCACAATTTCAACATTTTCACCACCAACGTTCATTTCAGGTTTAATATCCTCGAATTGGTGTATCTCGTAAGATGGTGCAGATGGGTCTATTTCGTTCACGTATGGATATTCTTGTGTTGCCACAGCATCGTAATAATCAACGATTTCGCCATTAGGGTTGTAGTTCGGGTTAAGTGGATTTACTTTCTTGTTTACCGTTTCCGAATACACAGTAGGCATAAGGTGCGTGCGTGTGAAAGGATGCTTGATAAGCCTTACCTTTTGACCGCCAACAATACCGTCGTAGATAGGATAAGACATTGCCTGTATCGTCTTACCTCCAACGGTAATCGTTTGCATTCCGCTTGCATTGTTTATCGTGTAATCCCATTCTTGATTACCAGTCCAAATGATTTGTGGGTAGCCATAAGGAATGTTGCTTTCACTACCATATCCGCTAATACGAGTTATAATCTTGTTGTTTCGCGGTGTACGGGAGTTGTTCTTTAATCCAAGACCTTTTCCCATTTGAAAAACAAACGGCGTGCTATTATTGCCTTGTGCGTAGATTTCGGTTGAAGGCAAACCGAACACTATCTTAAAACGTTTCCCATCTGAATATCCTTGTTCTCCGCTTTTTACAACGTCTATAACATAAGGGATTTCCCATGTGTCGTACCATGTTTTTAAAGCATCGGCAATAGTGTTGTTGCTAAACGATAAAACGCCGCTAAGAACACTATCCTTTTCGTTCGGGAAACGCGAACTTTTCTCTACAGTCCATTGTGTTTGTTGTAAGTTCTTATTTACCTTTGCAATGAAATCGTCTGGATAGCCAATCCAAGAAAACTCCTTGTTTTGCGACAAGTAGCGTTCTTGTTCCGTTGTTACCGCAACGTCGCTAAAAGGTATGTTGTTCAACACATACATTGGATGGTAGAACACGAAAGAGTATTTTGTCATTCCCTTTAGTTCGGAATTATCCGAAACCATACCCTCTCTTACTATCGTAGGTGGGCTTACAAGAACATATTTTACGGAGTCTTCGTTTTCGTCATTCGGGTTTCTTTTGAACATGATGTATTCGTGCATCGTAACATCAAGTGCGTTGTCTTTATAATAAACATCGCCAGTTATCTTGTCTCCAAGTGACATTACGACACTATCCACAACCGCTTTATGCAAGACAAGGTTGTGAAACGATGTTCCATCAGCGTTATATATGGGAAACGTTAAGTTACGTCCAAATGTATTTTGAGCCATCTTATCAATTTTACAAATGCAAAGATACAACAAAGAATCGAGAAAACCAAAGAAATCTTAAAGAATTTAGGAATTTTTGTTTTTTCAACGACCTTAGCCTCTTGATGGTTTATCTTTTCGGTCAAAGAATCGCACTTTGCTATGTATTGTCTCAGCGAATCACGTGCAAGGCGAAAAAGTGCGATTGAATCAAGCAATTGCTTTTCATATTCGCGGTTACGTGACACGGTTTCCTTTTCTTTGTGCCACGTTTCTTGCTTGATTACATTACCTTGGGCATCAACCGTCATAACGGTGGAATCGGACTTTTCTACCTTGCTCTTTGTTTCTACTTTTTCAGTTTCCTTTACGTCAGTCTTATGGGTAACATCAGTAGAGTCTTGCTTGACAATTTCGGTCTTTGCAGAATCAACCTTTACCTCGGTCTTTTCTTTTTCGTCTTTGATGACCTCTTTCTTTGTCGCACATGACATAAGGCACAAAATGAACACGGCCACAAGCAAATATACCATAGGTGTGCCACAACCATTATTCATCAATTGTTGTTGCCGCCACATTTCTGCATAGCGGAGTTTTTCATCAGTTGTTTGTTCCATAATCCTTATATGTTTTTGTATTCTTTTGTTAAACCTCAAACACCAACCTCTCAGGATAGCCTGTCTTGAAGTCATATTTATTTGTGATTCGGTTATTCTCATACGTCATTTCCTAATATAAAGTTTCCAGTGCCTGCATTGCCAAAAAGTGTACCACTTACCTTGTCATACATATAGCCCACTTGGCCTACACGGAAGGGGATATAATCCAATATCAATTCGCCATGTAATTTAACGGAAAATCGGCGAATGCGCATATTACTTACTTGTTTGGAATGTGCGGCAAATAAATGTATTTTTTCTACGTATTTATTATTAAAAGACCTTGTGTCTGCTGCTATAACTCTCCCATCAAGAGTGCATGATTGTTCTGTGTCAAATACCTTATATTGCACAATATGCCATTCATTGACAGGAATTACAACGGTATCCGTATAAGGTGTCGAGTTTGGAAGAAGTTGGCACTGTATTTTCCCAGTCGTACTATATTGTCTAACTAACAATGGCCTATTAATATTTCCAAAGATTGTGCCATACGATGTAAAACTATTAATGAGAAACTCACACTTAATGTCAAGACCTTCCTGAATAGGAACAAGTGTATTAATGGATATATTGTCGATGCCATTGCTCTCCAAATATTCCACTTCCGCACCATAAGGAAGACTTTTCTTCGCCATCCCCCTCCTCCTCATCAACAGCTCTATCATGCCCGTGCCTCCCATCCTGCGGGATAAGCCGCCGGCGAATAAGTGTTATATTCCATCAAGCTCACATAGTGCGTTCCCTCGAAAGTCACCTTGTCGCCTTTCATGTAGGCATCATGCGCTCCCGTAGGCTGCCGCCATACAGGCCACTCGTCAATGGTCACCTCGGTGAACAAAGAAACGCTCACGTCGGGAGTCCAATTATCTTGCACGGTATGCGCCTGCACCACCTTCCACAGTTTCCCGTCATACCAATACCGCTCTCCAACGCTAACCTGCTCTCCAATCTTGGAAGACCAAGTAGGATAAAGTGCAGCCACCGCAAGCGCATCCTCGTCCGAAAGGCTCTCGGTACTCTCGGCAAGCATCTTCTTAACGGCTTGGATAATCTCAAACTCGTCAGGCTCAGTCATAGGCTCTGGCGGAATCACGGGAGGAACATATTCCGCCCATCCAGCCGCCGCAATCTGCTCCACAGTCGGATTGCTTATCCATATACCATCGTTCGTCTGTATTGTCTTACAATCTGAGAAAACTTGTCGGTCTCCAATCATTTTATAGTACATCATATCTTGTCCTCCTATACTTCAATAATTACCGCTATGCCGTTCATAACACTCACCTCATAGCTCTTGGAAGCATTGATAGTAGGCGCACTTCCTCCGCTCCATCCCGTAATGCCAGCGGGCCATGTGATGGTAGGCGCAGTGTTTCCCGTAGAGAAGGTAAAGCACCATATCTTCACCTCCGTGTCACCGCTTGCCACGGCAGAGAAGGCAGGAATAGTCACACTTCCCGTCAAAGTACCCATCTGATACACCTTATTGGGGTCAAGCGAAGATGGGAGTGTAGAAGCATCTACCACAACCACCTTGTCTTCCTTCCCGCTGATGTCCTGATGTCGCGTGATGAAGCCTTGCTGTCCCACCCACGTTTCCGTGGCGTAGCCCGCGAGCGACGGTATAACGCCATCCTCTAAGTCGCTCGCTGGGATGCCCGTCGAGGGCTTGGAGTAAGTGCCCGTATTCTTCGTGAAACCCCAGCTTGCCACCGTCTGCTCCGTCACCGAAGCGGGAATCGGCGTGCTGGCAGGCAGTGCACCCACATCCCCTGCACCGAGCGTGATGTCGCCCGTGAGAGCCTTGCCGTTTACCTTGCGGGATGTCGGCACGAATGTCGAGGTGTCGGGAATCGTCGGCTTGTCTTCCAAGTCATTGTAAGACCCTGTATAGGCAACTGCCGCCAGTTTACTGTCGAACCAGCAGACGATGTGGGTGGTGGTGTCCTCTTCATTGCGAACACCAACAAAGCGCATCGCATAGATGTTCCCCTCAATAAATTTCGGAGACCACTGCTGGCTGGTGGTAGTATTAACGCCCGAAGTTACTGATAGCATTAAATTGGCAGCAGCCGTGAAAATGACAGTGCTGTGGGCGGCACCTGCCTCCGAAATGGCGTCGGTTACAAGATTAAGTATATTTACAGGATTCTTGAGCACGAGGTACGTGTTCCATTTTGCGTGCAGACCGAAGACGTTGTTTTCGTTGTTAATATATTCCCCGCTCATGCTGTCATCTCGAAGCCATTCCAAGAAATCTTCCTCCGTGCCTTCGTGCCCATGCTGAAGCCAAATTTCGTAGGCCGAAAAGCCGCGCATCACACTGAACACTGCACCCTCCAATGTGTATGTCTCCGCATCAAATTCAACGCCAGCTTCAATGCCAGCATCCGCAGTGGCATCGCAAATCTCGACAATGTCACGAACCATATAACGATAAGGATTTCCATCGGCATCATAACACTTTACGGTTAATTTGTATTGCCCAATGCTAATCTTACCACTATCTTCTATATGTGCAATATTGTCGTTTATGGTTGCCTCGTACTCAATCTTTCGATTGTAGTTGTTGGCAAGTTCCACGATACACCCTTTGGTAGCATCAGGGTAAAAGGGTTCTTCCCTTTCACTGGGTGCGCCCTCTTCTATCGTTCTTATCTTGATAGTAAGCGGTATGTCTAACTTTAAGACGTTACCGTAAACATGTTTTATCTTCATAACTATATATTCTTATATTCATTCTTTGCGTCAAAAGAAGGGCAAGCCTTGTTAGCAAAGTCACGATGACCATGTATCTTTGCATAGGGATATTTCTTGCGCAAATCCTTTAACAAAGAAAGCAAAGCGGCCTTTTGTGCATCTGTTCGCGTGTCCTTTGGCGACGTGCCGTCTGTCTTACACCCACCGATATAGCACACGCCAATGGAATGTGCGTTATGGTTCGTGCAATGTGCGCCCACCAAATTAACGTCACGGCCATTGTGTATGCTACCGTCACGATAAATCACATAGTGATAGCCGATGTCATTAAAGCCACGTTGTTTGTGCCATTTTGTGATGTCGGCCACCGTATAGTCACGGCCTTCGCGTGTTGCACTACAATGTACGATGATTTCATTGATGCGGCGCGAGGACGTTTTTAGTTTGTCAATATCACCAAGCAACTTAGCCCAAGTAGCATATCCGACGATACCGTCTGCCTTTAAGCCGTTCTTACGTTGGAAATCACGTACTGCCTCCTCTGTAATACGGCCAAAGATACCATCTTGTGCAAGGTGCAATGCGGCTTGCAATTGTTTTACTGCCGCACCTTGGCTACCCTTCTTGATTGTTTCCATCTTTTTCTATGTTTTGTGGTTCGTTATCGTCTTGTGTCGAAGCAAAGCTGTTGTCGTCAATATTCTCCATTAGACTAACTTTCTTGCGGTGCATACAGCCTGCCACACCGCATAGAAAAGGGGAAAGTACATCTATTCTTCTTCCAAGCCTTGAAATATCCCTCTTGTACTGTAAATCCAAGTTTGTCATACGTTCGTCCAACTCGGTATATTTCTGTCTCAATTCCCTGTTAGCCTTTCGTTCTTCGTCGCGTTCATCCTTATAGTGGTCGCGTTCATCACAAACTTCTTTCAAACGATTAAGAACATCTTCGTGCATCTGTTGATAGGCATCTTGCATGGATTTAAAGGCATCGGCCTCGACTTGCTTTGCCTCGCCGTTTGCCTTTCGCTTACTTGCCCTCCAATGCAAGAACCATCCCCCACCAAGAAAGACGGTTACAAGCGTATTGATAATATTGTAAATTTCCATATCCATAATCACCTCGCTTTCTTGTTAAGATAATCCAGTTTTAACCTTGTTATCTACGATTTCGTCGCTACGGTTTTCGCTAATATTCTTGGCTTTTTCCGCATTTTTTTGCATACCGTCCAAAGGAATAAGCGCACCACGTTCCCCTATGATACGCTCAACCTCGTCTGGTGCTGCATCAGGCGACTTTTCGATGACCGTTTTCATAGACAGCCATTGAGATTCCATAGACAAGTTCGTAATCTTGGTATTGTTGGTTTCCAATGACCAAGGCACGATTTCGGTAGCAATATGAAGTTTGGAATATTTGTCAACACCATTGTTTTCAAGGTCAAGCCCCTCTTGGTGCAAATACACCATGTCATTGACAAACTTTTTCCAATCCTTTGCATTTTGTGTTGCCAAAGCATAGTCATTCGACATAGCAAGTGCAATACCATTACCTCCACTATTGGTAGTTGTAATATCCTTTGGTGTAATGAAAGATGTGGACGAGAACAATGAAATTTTTTCCTCTAAAGTCTTTAGGTAATCATTCATCGTCGTAGGCTCTGGCATCTTCAACACCTCGGCAGATTGCTTTCCACCCGTTATGTCGCTTGAAAGGTTGATAATCAACGTAGAACTATCGCGCTTGAATGAATCGGCATCCATTTCACCTGTAAACACAAGAGCAAACGTACCAAAGCGTTTCAAGGCAATATTGTTGATATTTGCCATAAGTTCCCACATTTCGCATGAACTTTGTGCGTATTCCCAAGCAACCGTTTCGCGTCGGTGCAAAAGCGGACAACGTGAAAAGCCGTGTACTTCACTTTGAATATTCCACGTCTTGCCGTCATCGGATGGTGTGCAACGGTAATGGTTCTTGTTATCGTATGTATCAATAATCGTCTTGCCGTCAAGTTGATACACCAAAGAACGTGCAACCTCAAAGCCGTACTCGTCATAGTTTGGTACGATTTGATAGCCGTCACGATAACTATACGTTGTTACGACCGTCTTTTCCGTTTCCTTGTCAAAACTGAATAAAAGGCCACAGTTACCAAGTTTCTTACAAATGTTGATAGCACGTGCGAGCTGCCAGTCAAGATTGCGTTGCCCCCACTCGTCTTTAACTGTTTCAAATGGTTCTATACCGCCATTCTTGGTATCGTTCTTACCAAGGTTAAACAACAACGGATTAGACGTAAGAGAACGGACATGTGCGGCGTGAATCAACTTTTGGAACGAGCACGTTTGGGTCATATCCATCATGCCAAAGTTCAACGGCGTACCGTCGATTCTCACTTTGATGTGAGGGATTGACTCGTTCAACAAAATGTGATGCAAGTCTGGCTTGTATTCCGTAATGTAGCGGTCTTGCGAAATAGGCGTAAGTTCAAGGTTCGCAAAGCCAGTATCAAGGATTGTGTTATTCAAGATAGGCTCGCCCTCGTAACCATGAGGCACCATTTTGCCGCCACGTGTAAAAGGCTTCATTTTAACAAGCCGATTAGGGTCTTGGAGAAACCATTTTATGTCATGTAGTCTAATCATCGTTATATCGTACTTAAAATATTTAATATTTCACTTGCGTTACGTATCTTCTTACGGTGTATTCGTTGGTCAACGTAGTTTTCATTCGTCACGTTAAGCATCGCCAACATATCATCTGCTTGTAATTGCTTGCGGATTATTCCTGCGTCCTCTTTAAGCATTTTATGGCAATCGTAGATACTACCACCACAAAGCAATATGACGTTATCGAAAAGGTCTGGTGACATACCCTTTAGCAACGAGTGCATATCATCTTTGTTCATCATCATTATGCGTCCATTGGGCGTTTTCTTGAATTGGAATATACGGCTTTCAAAAATCATGTGCTTTAAGTAAGTCGTACCTCCCTCGCGTTTCATATTCTTATGATTGTAACGCGCATTGGCCAATTGCGGCTCGTAGTGAATCAAGCCAGATTGTATCATTTCCATTGTCACGTGTCCAGCCTCGTCTTTCAGCGTCCTAAATTGCGTCTTTCCACGATTAGACGGCGTTCCTGCACCGCTAAACAATATGGCACGTGGGAAACATTCTTTTAAGAAACCGAAACCTTGCACGTCGATAATCATTTCCTTTTCTTGTAGGTTGTGTTTATCGCGGAAATTCATTGCCATCATAACGGCCTCGCGGTTATTGTTATCCATCGAATAGCGAATATCGCGGCAAATCCATCCGTAATGTGACCACAACTCCCAATATTTGAAAGTAAGATTATCAAAACCAGTGGTGGCCATATCCATTGTCATGCGGCGTTTCAAAAGTTCGCTATCACGTGGAACGTCTTTAGGTCTAAACATTCTTTCAACGTCCATCTTTGAAAGTTCCACGTTCACAATGTCATCAATATTTTCTTCCTCGTCGTTAATCGAATAATTCCAATTAACTTGATAGGCAGATGCTGCGGTGGCACTATTAGCGGCCAAACCGCGATAACCTTTGTTCTTGGATAGCATTTTCTTGTTATCGCGCACATCAAACGTAAAGAAAGCCATCGAAAGGATGAAATCCTCGTATGTCATATCTGGGTA